TTGGTTTAAACTCTCTACGCAAAGGAAACATATATTCTACCATGTAGCCTAACGCATCGTTAAAATGGTCAAACCCACTATCTTTATCTGGAACACTTGTTCCCTCTTTGTATATCTGTCTTTCTAAACTCTTAATTATGTTTTTGCAAGATTTCGTTATGAAAAGACTTGACACATTATTTGCATTTTTTAATTTAGAATTTACTGCATTTATTCTATCTCTAACTAATGGGTGATTAGGTCTGCATTTAACTTCTAAACCTGCATTGCGTAATAAAGCAAGATCTGTCATTCCTCCAGCAGATGTTTTTCTTTGTCTTGAAGCTGGGTCTGGATATACAATAATTCTATAACCTTGATATTTTGTTTTAATTTCTTCTATCATTTCAGAAGTGTTAGAACTCCAAATTTGTATTTCATCAAATATAATTAAATCATTCTGTACTTGCTCTGCTAAAACACAAGCCATAGGATCAATATTAAAATCCATTCCAATATGAATTGTCTTAGAAACTCTTTCATAATCATTAATGATATGCTTATTTCTATCAAAATTATAATAAATTATTCCAGCATAATTAACAAATGTTGCTAGATATTCTTGTTGAAATGTGCGTTCATCTAGATCATTCTTAGCTTGTTCTATTTCTTCTGCACTTACTTGCTCACCTTCTATTGTTGTATATTTAAAACTTTTCCATTCTGGGTCTTGCCTTGTATAAAGATCATATGCAAAATTGAAGCCTTTAGGACTTCCGCAAAATAAAGCATGCCCTTGAGTATCAGATAATGTGGGTCTTAAAACTTCATACCATGCTTGAGGTTTAATATCAGCAAACTCATCTAGAACTATAAAATTAAGTCCTACTCCACGAAGTGATTGCTCATTATCAGCACCTTTTAATTGAATAATTGAATTATTTTTAAGTATTATAGATAAATCGCTATCATTAATTTTTTTAGCCCATTTATGTTTTATAATCTGATCTTTAAGCATAGACCAACAAATATTTTTAGATTGTCTATAACTAGGAGAAACATACCAAACTTTTTGATTAGGAAATCTAGCAAATTTTGCTAACTCATTTATGGCCAGAAATGTTTTTCCAAATCTGCGACCACTAATTAAAACCCTAAATCTTGCATTTGATGTTAAAACTTCTTTTTGTGGCTTAGTAAATGGCACTAATTAAACAGACCAAGCAAGAGGTTGATCATCAGTTGTTATAGGTGTTTCTGCTTGACCTAAAATTTGTTTACCTAACCATATTTGCATAGTTACATTACCACTTTCTGCAGACTTCCATTGAAGCTGTCTAAGTCTTAATTTTTGCGTTGCTCTTCCTTTTGTAAGAAATTCGGAATATCCTTTTCTAATAGTGCTTTCATCACAGCCAAAAAACTGTGCTATTTCTATGTTTGTACATCCAAATCTTGCTAAATTTTCTAGTTGTTTAACGTCTATATTGTATTTTTTTTTTGCCATTATAATATCCTCTTATACCGAGAGTGTCGGTTTCTTAATTATAGTCATAATTTTATCTTTTTACTATAAGAAAATGGAGCGTAAGGGTCGGAGTTGCACCGCCAAACTAAGTAAGGCTACCCGTTCTCGCTAGAGCTTACGCATGGATATTTTGTTATTTTATCTTTAATATGAATAATTAAACTTTTATCAAACAAATAAATATACTTATGTTTGTTTGTTTTAATTCTTGTAAATTGAGACATATCAAAATTTTTATTATCTCTTCTTTGTTGGTTTATAGTTCTGCTATGATAAAATTTACCATTTTTTTCAAAATGAATAGATGGAGCAGTTATTCCTAAATATGTCCAATTCATTGCTTGATATATTTTACCTGTATGATTTTGTCTTGGGTCTGCATAAGAAATAATAGCTTTTAAATTAGGAAAATCTTTTTTTATTTTTTTTAAACAATATGAAACTATTTTTGATACTGGGTTTTTATGTTTATTTAGTGCTACTCTTACTAATTCGCAAACTTCATAATTTAATAATTTTACTATTTTACTCATATTCATATTTGCACCTGTACCAAAAATTACACTTCCAACAAATTTTCCTTTTTCCCAAACTCCAAATCTAACTAATTTTCCAGATGGCATACTTTTAGAATAATGCCATTTATAAACAGAATACTCTGAAGCTCTATAAGAACAATAATCTATATATAAATCTCTATCTATTAATTTGCTGTCCACACTCTTTGCATATTTCTTTAGTATCTTGATCAATAAGTCCTTGCGAAGAAACATCTTCTGGAGAAAAATTTTCATCATTAACAATTAAATTTTCTAATTCTTTTGTATCAAATCCTAAATTTTCTACACCATAATGATTGTCTAATAGATCTGTAAATTCTACATTTAATAATGGAAAATCCCAATTGCTATCTTCTCCTAGTCTATTATCTGCAATTCTATATGCTTTTGCTTTGAGAGGAGGTAAGTCTGCTATTACGACAGGTACAGTTTTTAAATCTAATTTTTTTGCGGCTTCGTAGCGAGTGTGTCCAACAATTATAGACATATCTTTATCTACAACTATTGGCTGTTGAAAACCAAACTCTTTTATAGAACTTGCAACTTTATCTGAATTTAAATTTTTTCTTGGATTATTTATGTAAGGTAATATTTTATCAATATCTATTTGTTCAATTTTCAATGTAATGTTGTCCTTTCTTCTAAAATATCACCAGGTAATGCTTGATAATATTTATATATATAATCATTAGCTTCTTTTTCTGTTTTAAATCCACTAATTTGAATAACAGCACAATAGCCATATTCTTGATCTGGAATAGTCATAAAAAATTTTTTTAAATCCTCAAACATAATTTACTATACGCTAAAACTCATTCTTTCCATAGCTTCTTTTGAAATTTCCCCTTCTTTATATTTTTTTATTATATCATCATCAAAATCATTTAAAGTTTTTATACCTTTTTTCCATAATTTAAGATTTGCAAATTTATCTCTAAATTTTATTCCAAAATTATCTTGTTCTTTTTTTTCAGAAGTAATTTCTTCTGTCCAACCTTCTGAATTTAGCCATGTACTAAAATGAGGAATATATTGTTTTTCAGAAACACTATCACATTTTGTATTAAATTGATTAATAATAAAATCTTTTTCAGGCAATTCTTTATTTTTAAATATTTTTTTAAAGGCTTTTAATCCATTAGCTTTTGTTCCTCTTTTTACTTTTATAGATTGCCAAATAGAATCAAACAGATCATCAATATATTTATTATGACTATGACTATGATTATAATTAGCATTGCGTTCGCTTATGCGTTCGCTTTTATTCCATCTACGATTAGCAGATTCAGTTGCTTTTTCTGATTTTTCTACAACCCAATCAAATTCTTCTTTTTGAGCTTTACAATAAAAACCTTTATCATCTTCTATAAAAAAAGTTTCTAATAAATAATTTATAGATTTATCTGAACAGTTTTGACCTATTCGTTTTAATCTTTCACGATCTTTAGGTAAATATGCTTCTTTCTTCCATGCATAACATAATAATCTAAAATAAACACCTAACTCTTCATTTGTTAGATCTTGCGTATCACTTATAAAATTATCTGGACTTATTCCCATTTTCCAAATTTTTGTCATTTTTTTTCTCCATATCTTTGTAAGCTTGTTGCCAACATTTTAATTTATAATCCTTAAACATTAAATTGTTTTCTTGAATTATACCCATATAATATTTTGTAAGTTTATCTAATTCTTGCGTATTCATATTCTTCAAAAATATTATCTATTTGTTTTTTGCACTCCCCAAAAGTGCCTTTAATTAAATAAAATGGTGTACCTAAAATTTCAGATTGAACTTTCCAAAGTTTTTGTGCTGTGCTTAATCTACCCTTAGGCATTTTAATTTCACAGTAAACAAATTTACTTTGAGGAAATTCTAATATTAAATCTGGCACTCCGCTTTTCATTCCCATTTTTTTTAATTTCTTTAGATACCAGACTTTTCTTTTCCCTTCGTTAGGAGTGTGCCAATATCTAAATTGATAATATAATTTTTTATGATCTAAATAAACAACTATTTGCTGTTGTAATATTGATTCATTAATACGCATTAAAAAACCCCTGAATTTTGGGAAAAACAGGGGTCAGAAGGAAAATAAAAAATTAACAATAGAAAAAACATAACATTTCTGTCACTTTTTAACAACATATTTTTATTTACTTAATGTTATCATTATGATACTACTATTAATATTATAAATGAAAGGAAATAAAATGATTTATAATTTTTATACTAAAGAAGCCTATTCAGAAAAGAATAGAGAAATATTAGAAAAGACTGGCAAAGATGGTGGTTTTTTAACTTTTAATCAAGCAAGAAAATTAGGTGGTAAAGTTCGTAAAGGAGAAAAATCTATTGCTAGATTATCTAGATTTGTAAATGAAGAATACAATAAAAAAACAAAAGAA